CTTTGGCCGAACCCTTGAAGAGAACACGAGTAACATTTTTGGGGACCTTACCATAACGTCCAGAAACAGTATTATAAGCTGAAGGCTGCTGAAAAACCGCAGGCTTTTTGATTATAAACATTTTCGGGGCGTCAACGGTATGTGCCGAAACACCTGTCTGCGTGCCGCCAAGACTAGTTACTACATACACCTTTGACCTATTGTCGTTCGCCATGTCGGCGGAATACGTATAGGTCGCAGCTGTAAGTGTAGCTGTCGTGACAGCAGCAGTTGGTCCAGTTAAATTAATTGCCATAAAGGCACCTCACAGTAGTTAGAAAAGTTATTAAAATGCATGAAATGTAGTTCTTCCGAGAGCTCCAGTAGCCTGTGCAAGGACACTTAGCGTATTGAACAGATTCCCAGAACTTGGGGTCTTTAGATTCAACGTAACAAGTGCTTGACCATATGTCAATGGAGACCGGGTAAAATTCACCATGCGTACTTTCGGTGGTTCACCGAAGCTTTTGCTTGTAAAGGAGAGTTTCAGGCTAGGATCATTGAACCGTAGTTGTTCATATCTAACTGATTGTTCAACAACGAACTTTTCTGATAAGTACATTGTGCTCTGATTTAACAAGCGGAAGTTAGCTCTAAGATTGTTGATTACATTACCAATATTGATGAAATAATCGGCTAAGAAAGAAAAAGAAGTTAGTTCCCAAAGTACTGCGGGAACCTCAGTCAGTTGCAGACTTAGCTTGTCACGATCCGAACTAACATATTCAACTGTGAATAAGCCACCAGCCCAAACATCGTAACGCACATTTCGTACGTTATCTAGTAAACCAACCACGGCCAGACCTGAGCCTGGAAGCGGATAGTTAAGAGTTTTATTACTCCTCACATCACTAAAAAACGCGTGACCTGAGACTTTTCGCCTAAAATACTTATTAGAACGATCAACGAAATAATTAACAGCATCTTCAACAGAGCCAGCCAAAGGATTCCACCCGTAGGTGAATTCAAGGTAGGCCTGATTCAACGAGTTAGCTAATTCGCGTAACTTCTTAGGGTTGATTCTTACACCAGTTCCGCGATTACTGAGAGCCCTTGCGGCGTCTCGGTATAAACGATGGCG